GACTATCGCTACATCGAGATAACCGGGCCTTGCGGCAGGCCCACCCAGGCATCGTGACTCAGATCCTTGACGGCATTGCCGAGCGCGGCGGCCATGCGGTTCAGGATCCAGACACAGATCTGATCCGCGTCAACGACGAGTTCACGGCGTCGGTGGTGCTGGCCCGGTGTTTCGAGACGCAGGGCGGTTCCCTGCGATGGCGCATCCGTCTCGATACTGGCCTGGTGCCCGACATCACGATTGCCGTGCGGATGGACGAATTGAACGAAGCACCACGTGATTATTACCTGCTGCCGAGCATCGACATGACCATGGCCAGACTGAGGCTGGCTGAGCAGAACGGGTTGTCACTGGACGCCTATCGCTTCGACACGCTCGACTATTTTTATGCGCTCGCTGGCCGGGCCCGGATCACGGAGGCCGCCTGATGCCCGACGACGCCCAAGACTTCACCCAGAAACAGGTCACTCTCATCCCCACCGACCGAATTCGCATCCTCAATCCCCGTGTGCGCAACCGGCGCACCTTCGAAGAAATGGTCGAGAACATCGCGAAGATCGGTCTGAAGCGACCAATCACCGTGTCCCAGCGTGCAGGAACCGACCCTGTTGAATATGACCTCGTCTGTGGCCAGGGGCGGCTTGAGGCGTTCATGGAGCTTCAGCAGGATGCCATACCGGCCATTATCATCGACGCCGACGAGAGCGACTGCTTGGTCATGAGCCTGGTAGAGAATTGTGCACGCCGCCAGCACAACCCGATCGACCTCATGCGTGAAATCGGCAACCTGCGCAAACGCGGCTACAATGATCGCCAGATCGCAAACAAGATCGGGGTGACGCCAGACTATGTCGGCATGATCGCAGGGCTTCTGGAGCGCGGGGAAGAACGGCTGGTCTCGGCCGTGGAAACCGGCCTTCTGCCGCTGAACCTCGCCATCGACATTTCAAAGACAGATGCCGAGGGTGGCCAGCGCGCTCTGATGGACGCCTACACTCAGAAGAAGCTGCGCGGCAAGAAACTGGCCGCCGTGCGCCGTCTCATCCAGCAGCGCGACGCACAGGGTCCGCACCTTCATCGAAACCGATATGGCAGAAGCGACGGCGCCAAGCGGCCCCTGACCAGCGACGCGCTTGTGCGAGCTTATCAACAGGAAGCGGAGCGACAGAAGATACTGATCAAGAAAGCCGAACTGACGCAGGGCCGCCTGATGTTTGTCGTGGAGGCGTTTCGCTCGCTGCGCGATGATGACCACTTCCTGACGCTCCTGCGAGCGGAAGGGCTGGACACCCTACCCACGTATCTCGGTCAATCGCTGGACGCAGGAGCGGGCGAATGAGCCGGGGCAAGCGCAAAACCCCGGACGCGGTTGCGCTCGGCTTTGAGAGTGATTGCGTCACCGTACCGGTAGAGGCTGTCTTGCCCGTGAAGGCGTTAAGCGCATCGGTCAAATCCAGTCGCAAGTACCGCCAGATCACCGCGTCGATCAAAGAGGTCGGCCTGGTCGAACCTCCGGTGGTCACGCGATCCACGGGTGAGGAAGACACCTACATGCTGCTCGATGGACACATCCGGATCGAGGTGCTGAAGGATCTCGGCATCGAACGGGTCGAATGCCTGATTTCCACGGACGACGAGGCCTTCACCTATAACAAGCGGATCAGCCGCCTTGCGCCCATCCAGGAGCACAAGATGATCCGCAAGGCGATCGAGCGCGGTGTGTCCGAGGAAAAGATCGCCCTGGCTCTGGACCTCAATCCGCGCAGCATTGTGCGTAAGGCCAAGTTGCTCGACGGAATCTGCGAAGAGGCCGTCGGCATTCTGAAGGACAAACATTGCGCGACGGCTGTGTTCGAAATCCTGCGCAAGATGAAAGCCATGCGCCAGATCGAGGCGGCCGAACTGATGATGAACGCGAACAATTATTCTCCAGCTTACATCTCGGCGATTTTGGCGGGAACGCCCCAGGCGCAGCTGGTGGACACCAAGAAACCCAAGAAGATGAGGGGTATCACCCCGGAGGCCATGGCCCGCATGGAGCGCGAACTGGCCCGGCTGCAGGAAGGGATCACTTCGATCCAAGACTCCTACGGCCAGGACCACCTGCAGCTGACCGTCATCAAGGGGTATCTGGCAAAGATTCTTGGGAACGCCCGGATCGTCCGGTACCTGATGCAATATCGGCCGGAGTTTTTGGCAGAATTTCAAGCGATCACTGAGATGGCCTCCACCCCACCGCCCAAGGCGGACTAACCAAAGCGGCCAGAACTGATGGGGACCCGGACCCGAGAAGCGCGGGGACCGCAGGAGACGCCGCACTGTGGGGCGGATCGAGTGCGGCGGTGGGAATGGCGGCGAACCCGCTCGGAGCCCACCAGGTCGGCCGAGGTTTCGCCGACCGCGCGACCGCACATGTGGTTGCGACAATTGCAGGCGTGCCGAGGGTTGGCGCGGATCGGCGCGCCTGCTTCGACGGACCACTTTCCTTCATGCCGCCTTCACATACCACCGTAAACCTACGAAAATGCGCAGGATTTCGATTGAACGCGCTGAATTGCTCGGCTAGCGTGACAAGGCGCACAGAAATTGGGTGTGCATAGTTAACGTGCGGATCGGCAAGGCCGGGGGAACGCAGTGGAAAACGACAAGGTGGAACTTCGCTGGGGAGTCGAGCAACGGCTCGAGTTCATCGAATTCCGCCTGTTTTGGGAGGGGCATGTGAACCGTAGCGATTTGATGGAGCAGTTCGGGGTATCGGTGAACCAGGCGTCCACCGATCTGAACCGCTATATCGGCTTCGCCCCGGCCAACATGGTCTACGACAAGAGTGCACGGACCTATGTTCCTGGCCCGGACTATTCCCCGCAGTTCCTGAAGCCTGACGCCAGTCGTTACCTCGCACAGCTGCGGTCTTTGGCTGATGGCATCATGGACAGCGACGACACTTGGATTGCTGAACTGCCTTCATATGATGCTGCGCCAACGCCGGTGCGTGGGGTGAACCCCACGACCCTGCGCTCCGTGGTCGGGGCAATCCGAAACAACGAAGCACTTGAAGTGAAGTACCAGTCCCTCTCACGCCCAGAGCCCATTTGGAGATGGATCGCGCCTCATGCCATAGGGTTCGACGGGTTCCGGTGGCACACTCGGGCGTTTTGCCAGACGGACGAGGTCTTCAAGGATTTTCTCCTATCCCGCATCATTGAGACTCGCGAAACCAAGGCAAGCGAAGTAACCGATGCAGCCGATGCAGACTGGCAAGAACGTGTCACGCTTGAGATCGGCCCCCACCCCGAACTGTCGGATACACAGAAACAGGTCATTGCGCTGGACTACGGGATGCAGGGTGGCACGGCAAAAATTTCCGTGCGGCGCGCATTGGTTTACTACTCTCTCAAACGGCTCGGGCTCGACACTGATCCAGCTGCGCGGCAACCACAGGATCAGCAGATCGTTCTTCTAAATCGCGAGGTCCTCGATGAAAATCATCGATAACACCTCTCAGCTTCTTGGTGACGACCTCAAGGACACAATGTCTCGCGGATCGCGTCTCAAAATCGCCGCGTCATGTTTCTCCATTTATGCATTCGAGGCGTTGAAAGCAGAGCTATCGAAGGTGGACAGCCTGCAGTTCATATTCACTTCACCAACCTTTGTACCAACCGAAGTAACCGATCGCCTACGAAAAGAACGGCGTGAATTTTTCATCCCAAAGGCGCGCCGTGAAAGCGGCCTTTATGGAACCGAGTTTGAAATTCAGCTTCGCAATAAGTTGACGCAACGAGCGGTAGCCCGCGAATGTGCGGCCTGGATCCGCAAGAAGGCGAAGTTCAAATCGAATACCTCCAAGGCGCCCATGCAGCAATTCATGCATGTCGAAAGCTCTGCTGAAGGCGTCGCCTACATGCCCATCAGCGGTTTCACAGCAGTCGATCTTGGCTACCAAAAGGGCGATGCTGTTTCCAACTTTGTGACGAAGTTTGACGACCCAAGTCACGCGCAGATGTATCTTCAACTTTTTAATCAGATCTGGGTAGACTCAGAGAAGGTCAAAGACGTCACGGACGCGATCTGTGATCATATTGAGTCCGTCTATCAGGAGAATTCACCCGAGCGGATCTACTTCATGATGCTTTACAATATCTTCCAGGATTTTCTGGAAGATATCGACGAAGACGTACTGCCAAATGATCTGACGGGCTATCAGGACAGCCTTGTCTGGAACAAGTTGTTCAACTTCCAGAAGGATGCAGCAACTGGGATCATCAACAAGCTGGAGACATACAACGGCTGCATTCTGGCGGACAGCGTTGGCTTGGGGAAAACGTTCACAGCTCTCGCTGTCGTAAAGTATTATGAGCTTCGCAACCGTGCTGTCTTGGTGCTTTGTCCAAAAAAACTCGCCGACAACTGGCGGAACTACAACACCAATCTGACGACGAACATTTTTGCAGAGGATCGGTTCAACTATGATGTCCTCTGCCACACGGACCTGTCGAGGACTTCGGGCGAGTCATTCGGGATCCCGCTAAACCGGATAAATTGGGGGAATTACGATCTCGTTGTGATCGACGAATCCCATAACTTCCGCAACAACGACGTCTACAAGGATCGCGAGACCCGCTACCAGAAGCTGATGAACAAGGTCATCCGCGCTGGTGTGAAGACCAAGGTCCTCATGTTGTCGGCCACGCCTGTAAACAACCGTTTCACCGATCTCCGCAACCAGCTTGCCCTCGCATATGAAGGCCAGTCTGAAGGCCTAAGCCGTAACTTGAAGACCGATACGAGCGTCGAAGAGATTTTCAGGCGAGCCCAGAAAGCCTTCAACACCTGGTCGCTACTGCCCCCGGACGAACGAAACGCTGCGTCGATTCTCAAGGCGCTTGATTTCGACTTTTTCGAGCTTCTCGACGCTGTCACGATTGCCCGCTCGCGCAAGCATATCGAGACCTTCTACGACACCAAGGACATCGGTAAATTCCCCCAACGCCGGAAACCATTGTCTTACCATTGCCCTATCACCCATCGTGACGATGTGATGGAGCTGAACGAAATCTTCGAACAGCTCTCGGTCCTCAAGCTGTCCGTTTACGCACCCATTAGCTACATCCTTCCAAGCCGCCTTCGGAAGTACGAAGAAATCTATGACACCCAAGTCGAAGGGGGGCGTGGCAAGCTGCGTCAGGCTGACCGCGAGCGCAGTCTGCAAGCCTTGATGACGACCAACCTGCTCAAGCGCTTGGAAAGCTCGGTTGAAGCGTTCCGGCTTACTCTGCGCGCCCTCGCTGCAAACATATCACGGACGCTAACAGCGATCGGCGAATTCGAGCGATCCGGCGGCACGCAAAGCGTCAGTGATTACCTGGCCGATGTCGAAACGCTGGACGCGGAAGATGACGAACTTGAGGGCCTCAATGAATTCACTGTCGGCAAGAAGGTTCAGATCAGTCTCGGAGATATGGACCTACCGTCTTGGAAAAACGATCTTCAGGCCGATCTTATTCTGATCGACGATCTGGTCGCTTCGATGGATAAGGTCCGACCTGAGGACGATGCCAAGCTCCAGCACTTGCAAGACGTTATTACCCGCAAAGTTGGCGCGCCAATTAACCCGGGCAACAAGAAAGTGCTCATCTTTACGGCGTTCGCCGACACGGCAAATTACCTCTTTGCAAACCTCGCCCCTTTCGCGAAGGATCTCGGGCTGCACACCGGAAAGGTGACTGGCTCGGATTCACCGAAGACCACACTCAAGAAGAGCTATGATTTCCAGGGCGTCTTAACGCTGTTTTCGCCCCGCTCGAAGGAAAAGGACATTATCCTGCCGGACGAGCCAGCAGAGATCGACATTCTGATTGGCACGGACTGTATCTCCGAAGGTCAAAACCTCCAGGACTGCGACTATCTGATCAACTACGACATCCACTGGAACCCGGTGCGCATCATTCAGCGATACGGTCGTATTGACCGCATCGGGTCACCTAATTCGCAGATCCAGCTGGTAAACTATTGGCCCGACATTTCGCTCGACGAATACATCAACCTCAAGGAGCGTGTCGAAAACCGGATGGTGATCGCCGACATGGTGGGTACCGGTGACGACAACGTCCTGACGGCCAAGAGTGGCGACATCGCCTACCGCAAGGATCAGCTCAAACGCCTGCAGGAAGAGGTGATCGATCTTGAAGACGTCAAGACCGGCGTGTCGATCACCGACCTTGGCCTGAACGACTTCCGAATGGATCTGCTGAACTACGCCAAGCAGCACGGCGAGCTCGACAACCTGCCGAACGGCATGCATGCCGTGGTACCGGCGCAGGCCCAAATGGGGCTCCGTCCCGGCGTAATCTTCGCGTTGAAAAACATCCACGATACCGTGAACATCAACCAGCAGAACCGGCTCCACCCCTTCTATCTGGTCTACATCGCCGACGATGGCGAAATCATCGCTGACCATACCGAGGTCAAGCGCCTGCTCGACCTGATCCGGACCAGCTGCAAGGGCCGTGGGGTCCCTGTGCCCGACGTCTGCCGCACGTTCAACGAGCGCACCGAGGACGGCCGCAAGATGGAGCATTATTCCGGTCTGCTAAGCGCGGCAATCCGCTCCATGATCGAGGTGAAAGAAGAAAAGGATCTCGACAGCCTGTTCAGCGGTGGCCGCACAACCGCGTTGACCCACACAATCGCCGGGCTTGATGACTTCGAACTGATCGGCTTCCTGGTGATCGAGGACAGCGTCGCATGACAGGCTTCTTCGACTATCCCAAAAGCGCTGCGTTCGGCCGGGTTCTGCCCAAGAACAAGATCTACGAACACGCAGGCGCGAACACCGCCCTGAAGGATCTGTTCGTGCGTGAGGTCGATCAGATCGTCTGGCGCTACAAGCTCGCGCCCGAAACCATCAATTTGAGCGCTACCAAATCGGTCGCCGAAATTCAGATCTTCGACATATCGCTGAAAACCGGCAAGCTGGACGAGGCCGTTCTGCGCGCCATCGACAAGGCCATTCCTTTTCCCCTGATCTTCGAGTTGAGCCATGACGGCAAACGCAGGGCCATGGCGGCCTACAAGCGGCCCAGCGAGGCCGACAGCGCGAAGTGGGTGATCAGCGAGTATTTCGCCACCGACTGGGTGGCCGATACCGCCGCCAGGTCGCCCCTACCGGTCGCGCTTAATCTCGGTGGGCTTTACGACGCACTTCTGTCCGGTTTGATGCCACAACAGGTTCAGGCGGCACCCGGACAGGACACCGAAGACATTCAGGCCCGCGTCGACCGGATGGAGGCGATCCGCGCCAAAACGCGAGATGTCGAACGGGTCAAGGCGCGGTTGGGGCGCGAGAAGCAATTCAACAAGCGCGTGGCAATCAACGCAGAGCTGCGCGCGGCGAAATTGGAATTGGAACGGCTGACCGGGGCGACGGCCTCGGTGACCGCGCCGAGTGAATAAGAGGACGATGAGCATGGAAAAAATGAAGCTGCACAGCCCCGACTTGAGCCAGGACAACATCGCCAAGATTCGGGCTCTGTTTCCGGGCTGCGTGACCGAAGCCGCCGACGAGAACGGCAAAATTCGGCTAGCAGTAGATTTCGACCAGTTGCGGCAGGAACTGAGCGATCATCTCATCGACGGGCGGCAAGAGCGATTTCAATTAGACTGGCCAGGAAAACGGGAGGCTTTAGCGATAGCAAATGCGCCAATTGCAAAGACCTTGCGCCCCTGCAAGGAAGAGAGTGTGGAATTTGACACCACGGGTAACATTTTTATTGAGGGCGACAATCTAGATGCCCTGAAGCTTCTTCAAGAGAATTACCTTGGGGAGATCCAGCTCATATATATTGATCCACCCTATAACACTGGAAATGACTTTATATATGAGGACGATTTTTCACAGGGCTCCGATGTATACCTGCAGCGTTCGAACCAGACTGATGAAGACGGGAACCGTCTCGTGGCAAATACGTCGGCCAATGGCCGGTTCCATTCGGATTGGCTCTCATTAATGTATCCACGCCTGCGAATGGCAAGAAATTTGCTTTCCGACGATGGGGCAATTTTTATCAATATTGACGACTCTGAATTGGGAAATCTCAAGAAGATTTGCGATGAAATATTTGGTGAAAATAACTTCATTGCTAATGTTGCGTGGAAACATACGCAGCAGAGCAAAAATGACGAAAGATACTTTGCGCGGGTCTACAACTCGCTCCTTGTTTATCGAAAGTCTGACTCACTGGAAAAATTCCGCCTTCCCAGAACAGAAGCCGACAACAAGAATTACTCCAACCCGGATAATGACGCAAAGGGTCTTTGGCGTGCAGGTGATGTGCGGAGTCCAAATTATCGGCGTACACTTTGCTTTGATATATTGACCCCCTCGGGTAAGAAAATTTCTCCACCTGACAATGGGTGGCGCTGGTCTGAGGAAACGGTCAAAGGCAAAATCAAGACTGGAGAGATCGTATTTAACGCGGATGAGACCAAAATTGTTAGAAAAATATATCTAGCCAATCAAGAAGGGCGTACGCCTGAGAACCTTTGGGATGGCGAAGTTGCCGGAACGTCTCGACAGGCAAATTCTGAACTTAAAGATTTGTTCGATGGCGTTGCAGTTTTCGACACGCCAAAACCCACCGCGCTAATAAAAAGAATAGCGAAGCTATTCTTTGATAGTTCAGATTATATCGCCCTAGATTTCTTTGCTGGGTCCGGAACTACTGCGGCTGCATTAATGCAGCTCAATGCGGAGGATGGTGGGCGGCGTAGGGTGTTTACAGTACAGTTTCCCGAGCCGTGCTCCGAAGGATCTGAACCCCAGAAGGCCGGATATCAGACGATTGCTGAAATTTGCAAAGCGCGTATCCGCCGCGTCGGGGCTAAGATTTTGGAGAGCGACTGCCACCCCGACTGGAACAAGGATGTCGGCTTCCGTGTCCTGAAGATTGACACATCGAACATGGAGGACGTTTATTACCGTCCTGACGAGGTCACGCAAGCTGACCTGCTCACCGCCGTCGACAACGTCAAACCGGACCGCACGGCCGAAGACCTGCTCTTCCAGGTGCTGGTCGACTGGGGCGTCGACCTGACGCTGCCCATTCGCCGCGAGACCGTGCAGGGCAAGATCGTGTTCTTTGTCGACGACAACGCGCTGGTCGCCTGTGTCGAGACCGGGATCACCGAGGACCTGGTGAAGGAACTGGCCGGGCATGAGCCGCTGCGCGTCGTGTTCCGCGACAACGGCTTCGTCTCGGATGCGGTGAAGATCAACGTCGAACAGATCTTCCGCCAGCTCTCCCCCGCCACCGACGTCAAAACGATTTAACCAAGAAGATTGAGAGTGTGCAAAGCCACACGACACCACCCGAAACAAGCGGCGACAAGCCCCCAGGCGCTTCCCAATCGGCGCTGACACGGTTCAGAAGTACGAGAAGAACACGACACCAAACGAAGTGCATGACGAGCAAGAACACCAAAACAGAAAGCGACCCGATGAACATAGATTTCTTTAAAGACGCGACCGACGTAGTGCTTGAAGTCGAAGTAAACCCTGATGCTGCAGGTCGGTTTGAGTCACGATATCGAGCCGTAACCGGTTCGAACCCTAATCTTGGAGAGGGTTACCAACATCAACCGAACAAATGGGGTCTAGAAGTCCGGGTTTATTTCAATAGTGAGGTGGATATGTCCGATGAGTTCACCTCTATTGACGTTTACGTTGAGCAAGGTGACCGGCCCTATCGAAAGCGCTGGGTCTATAGACTGAATGACCGTGAATTTTTTTGGTCGCTCGTTGAGGCCGGATATCGACTTGGCGAAAACTAATACTCTGACAACGTAAGGCGAACCGAGGGTGAAAACGTGACGATAAAAAAACTTGAAATGAAAACCCCTGAATTGTCACGGGACATCAAAACTCAACTTGCTACGTTGCTGCCGGAACTTGTGACGGAAGTGAGAAACGAGGCTGGCGAACTTGAGCAAGTCATTGATTTTGAACTACTGAAGCAGATCCTTGATGGACAAGCCACAGAGGGTATGCGTGAGCGGTACCATCTAAACTGGCCTGGGAAAGCAGCCGCACTCATTGAAGCCAATACATCCTTGGAAAAAACCGTTCGTCCATTCGAAGCCGATAGTCTGCATTTCCAGAGCACCAAGAACTTGTTCATCGAAGGAGACAATCTAGACGGGCTTAAGCTAATCCGCGAGAGCTACCTGGGGAAAGTTGATATGATTTATATTGACCCCCCCTACAACACAGGAAGTGACCTAATTTACAACGATCAATATAAGTTGGGCGCGGACGAATATCTCGAAAAATCGGGGCAAATTGATGGAATGGGGGGTAAGCTGGTAGCGAACTCTCAAACCAACGGTCGCTTTCATTCTGACTGGCTGTCGATGATGTATCCTCGGCTACGAATAGCCCGCCAACTCCTGTCTGATCTTGGGCTCATTTTTATTTCAATCGATGACAATGAGCGCGCTAACCTACAGAAGCTTTGCGAAGAGGTCTTTGGGGCCAGCAATTTTTTGGGTTGTTTTGTTTGGAAGCGTCGTAGCGGCGCCATGGATGCTGTGACAAACCTCAGTGAAGATCATGAGTACGTTTTGGTCTACTCGAAGTCGCAGGCCACCCTCAAAGGTGTTGAGAGAACATTTGAAAAGTATAAAAACCCAGACAACGACCCTCGGGGCGCCTGGATCTCAGATAACCTCAGCGCAGGAAAACCGGGGGGCGACACATATTATCCGATAACGGACCCAGACACCGGGAACGAGTTTCTTCCTCCGAAGGGAAGATACTGGCCCTATAGCCGTCAAACTATGGCGCAAAAAGTTTCTGAAGGCCGTGTCATATTTCCTAAAGGCCCGACTGGTACTCCGATGCTGAAGCGCTTTGCGTCTGAAGCAATGAAACCCACAATACCGGTATCGTCTTGGATTGAACGCCCCACTGGCGGCGGTGGGCAAAGTACTATCGTTTCTCCAATGAATAGCTCTGCAACGACGGCGTTGAAAAATCTTTTCGGAGGTAAGCTGTTTTCATTTCCCAAGCCGGTCGAGCTAGTAAGAGCGCTTATTAAACAAGGAGCAGCGAAAGACGCACTAATTTTGGACTTTTTTGCGGGCTCGGGAACGACTGCTCAAGCAGTTTTCGAATGCAATGCAGCTGACGGTGGGAACCGTCAGTGCATTCTGATTCAGTTGCCCGAGGCAATCGATGAAGGATCAGACGCATTTAAAGATGGTTACGAGACTATTGCGGACTTCTCTAAGGAACGCATACGCAGAGCTGGTGCCATGGTCCTTGAAGGTGAATGTCATTCCGGCTGGAACAAGGACGTAGGCTTCCGCGTCCTGAAGATCGACACGTCGAACATGCGGGACGTCTATTATCGTCCTGACGAAGTCAAACAGGCCGACCTGCTCACCGCCGTCGACAACGTCAAACCGGACCGAACGGCCGAAGACTTGCTCTTCCAGGTGCTGGTGGACTGGGGCGTCGACCTGACGCTCCCCATCCGGCGCGAGACCGTGCAGGGCAAGATCGTGTTCTTTGTCGACGACAACGCGCTGGTCGCTTGTTTTGACACTGGCATCACCGAGGATCTGGTGAAGGAGCTGGCCGGGCATGAACCGCTGCGCGTCGTGTTCCGCGACAACGGCTTCGTCTCGGATGCGGTGAAGATCAACGTCGAACAGATCTTTCGTCAAATTTCTGTCACGACAGAAGTAAAGGCGATCTAAATGCCAACAATCACGGAAATTCGACATGTCGTTAAGTCTGAACGTTATTGGATCTTTGTAGACGGCCAATACTGTACGAGCGTAAGAGCTAGAACTTTTCCAGCGCTAGCACTTGCGGTTGGGCAGGAGATTTCTTGCGATAAGGTCATCGATCTCGAAAAGTTTCATTGGAAGCATAAATATGGCGAGCAAGCCTGGGAGAAGGAGAAAATTCGAATTGATCGTGTGACGAACATTATTGAAACAAAGTTTCCGAGACTCAAAGTGTCTGTTGTCGGTTTTGGGGCTGATTCGAACGCATTCTTGGCAGAACATCCAGATGAGTCTGGAAAGCCCGATCTTTTGATAGAGGGACGAGACTCCGGCCGAAAATACTGCATGCTTGAGGTGTCGGGAACGGAAATTATGCGCGGCGATAGCTATTGGGTGCGTCCAGACAAATTAAGTTACGCACAGAAACACCCAACAGAAGATGTGTGGGTCTGCCTTCATTACAGCCAGCCATCTGAAAAGCTCGTTTTCATTAGACCAAAACCAGAAACCGAATACAGGCCGTCTGAGAAGGAAATACGAGGCTCAATCGAGCATTATGTTGAATTTTCAGAACATTCAGACGAGCACAAGAATGCCGATGACTTCTTCGACTACCTGCTTTCGAAGAGAGATCTAAAATGAGGGAGATTTCGGAAAGATGAAGCTTAAATTTAAAGTCCAGCCCTATCAGACAAGCGCTGTCGATTCTGTTGTGGACTGTTTTGCCGGACAGCCGATGGCCAGTGGCGTCAACTATCGGATCGACCCGGGCCGTAAGGCACAGACCAGCGCGTTCGAGGAAGGCTTCAAGAATGCCGATATCGCGCTGAGTGAGGCACAGGTGCTGGCGAACATCCAGGATGTGCAGCGCCGCCAGAACCTTCCGTTCAGCCAAAGCCTCACCGACTTCACCGTCGTTAACGGGCGTGGCGAGCGAACACCGGCGCCAACGACCTACACCCGCGACGCGCTGGCCGCGAGCCGCTACCACCTCGACGTCGAGATGGAAACCGGGACCGGCAAGACCTATTGCTACATCAAGACCATCTTCGAGATGAACAAGCGCTTCGGCTGGTCGAAGTTCATCATCATGGTGCCCAGCATCGCCATCCGCGAAGGCGTCTACAAATCGCTTCAGATCACAGCCGACCATTTCACCGAAAGCTACGGCAAGAAGGCGCGGTTCTTCATCTACAACTCAAAGCGTCTGCATGAGCTGGAAAGCTTCTCGTCGGACGCTGGCATCAACGTAATGGTCATCAACATTCAGGCCTTTGCCGCCCGTGGTGCGGACAACCGTCGCATCTACGACGAGCTCGACGACTTCCAGTCCCGCCGCCCCATCGACGTAATTGCCAGCAACCGGCCGATCCTGATCCTGGACGAACCGCAAAAAATGCAGGGAAACGCGACGATGGAAGCGTTGCCGAAGTTCAAGCCGCTGATGGTCTTGCGCTATTCAGCCACTCACAGGACACAGCACAACAGGATCCACCGCTTGGACGCATTGGACGCCTACAACCAAAAGCTTGTGAAGAAGATCGCCGTACGTGGCATTCAAACGCGCGGTCTGGCCGGAACCAATGCCTACCTTTACCTCGAAGGGATCGACATCTCGAAGAAAGCGCCGGTTGCTCGGATCGAGATGGAAGTGAAGCTGAAAACCGGCGAAATCAAACGGCAACTTCGGCGGCTGGAATTTCGCGACGACCTGTTCACGCTTTCCGGGGAGCTGGATCAGTACAAGGGCTTCACGATCTCTCAGATCGACTACAACCACGACACGGTCGAATTCACCAACGGCGAGGTTCTTACGGCTGGCGAGGCCACAGGCGACGTGTCAGAGCGCGACATCCGGCGGATCCAGATCCGCGAGACGATCAAAGCGCATTTCGACAAGGAAAAGCAGCTCTTCGCTCAAGGGATCAAGATCCTTTCGCTGATTTTCATCGATGAGGTGGTTAAGTACCGCGACTACGGTCAGGCGGACGAAAATGGAGAGTACGCCCGCGTCTTTGAAGAGGAATACGAGCTGTTGAAGGAAGAGTATCTTTCAGAGCTGGCAATCGACAACGAGGCCTACCGAACGTATCTCGCGGCGATTGACGTGACGAAGACTCACAACGGCTATTTCTCAATCGACAAGAAAACCAAACAGTTGAAGGATCCCGCAGTCGGTGCGCGGGCCGTCGATTCAGATGATGTCGACGCTTATGATCTCATCCTGAAGGACAAGGAGAGCTTGCTAAGCCTTCCCGGTCCAACCGACAGCGCCGATCAACGGGCAAAAAGAGAGGTTCGCTTCATATTCTCTCACTCTGCGCTGCGGGAGGGGTGGGACAACCCAAATGTCTTCGTCATGTGCATGTTGAAGCACAGCGACAATACGATCTCTCGACGCCAGGAAGTGGGTCGGGGATTGCGGCTATCCGTAAACCAGCAAGGTGACAGAATGGACCACCCGGCGGTGGTTCATGACATTAATGTTCTTACGGTGGTCGCGAGCGAAAGCTACAAGGACTTCGTGGGCGGGCTGCAGAAGGAAATTTCGGAGACATTGTCCTCGCGGCCCCGGCAGGCCACCGAAGCCTACTTTACAGGCAAGACCATCACCACCGATGCGGGCCCAATTGAAATCACGGCTGCAATGGCGAAGCAGGTCTACCGGTATCTCGTTAAGAATGATTACACGGACAACGCTGATCAAATTTCTGAAGACTATCACCAGGCTAAGGAAGCAGGCACGCTGGTCGAGTTGCCAGATGAACTTAAGCCGCATGCCGAGCAGATATTCCAGCTCATTGACAGTGTGTTCAGCGATGCACAGCTGCCCAAAGTGGACGACGGGCGAAAACCAAAGACGAACCCGCTCAATGCCAACTTCGAGAAGAAGGAATTCCAGGAGCTCTGGTCCCGGATCAATCGGAAAGCAGTCTATCGCGTGGACTTCGACTCAGCTGAGTTAGTTCGAAAATGTGTCAGCGCCCTCGACAGCCAGCTCCGCGTAACACCACTTCAGTATACCGTTCAAGCAGGCGTTCAGACGGATGGGATTACCGACGACCAGTTGAAGGCTGGCGACGGTTTCGAGGTGACCGCGACTTCCACCCAACATGGTGGCTCGGTGTACTCACGAGTGAAATATGACTTGGTTGGCAAGATCGCAGAGAATTCCCAGCTCACGCGACAGTCGACTGCCTCAATCCTTTCAGGCTTAGAGACTAGTATCTTTGCTCAGTTTCAGCAGAATCCAGAGCACTTTATCGCAGAGGCATCGCGGATTATTGCCGAGCAGAAGGCGACGATGATTATCGAGCGTCTGAGCTATGACGAGGTCGCTGACTGCTACGACGTCGATATCTTCACCGCCAATCAGAGCGGTCAAGATTTCTCGCGCGCTAGCGCCAAGCTGAAGAACCACGTCTACGATTATGTTGTAACCGATTCTGATGTCGAAAAGCGTTTCGTGGCAGAGTTGGAAACCAGCTCAGAAGTGGTCGTATACGCCAAGCTTCCTCGTGGTTTCCTCATTCCAACGCCAGTTGGAGATTACAACCCAGATTGGGCGATCTCTTTCAAGGATGGGGGCGTGAAACATATTTATTTCGTGGCTGAAACCAAAGGTTCGATGTCAACGATGAAATTGCGCGAGATAGAGAAGACCAAAATCGAGTGCGCCAGAAAATTCTTTGATGAAATCAATCAGAAAATTTCACAAGATAAGGTGAAATACGAAGTCGTCACTGATTACGCAAAGTTGATGGATATCGTCGGTCGTGCAGCGTGATGAAACCCCGCTCGATCAACATCTTCCTCCTCGACGGCGATCCGAACGGCATTCGGGTAGCGCAAATCTCGATGTCTACGATCCAGGCAATCGCCTTCCGCCGCAACCAGCTGCGCCGGGTTCGCGAGGCTTTTCCCGAGATTGAGCGGCCAGGCGTCTATATCTTGATTGGCTCCGATGACAATCAGGCGGATCAGCAACTCGCCTATATCGGTGAGTCTGAAGGTATCGGTGGTAGGCTATCCACTCACAACTCCAATGAAAGCGGGCGAGATGCCAAAGGCTTTTGGACAGACACGGTTGTCCTGATAAGCAAAGATGAGAACCTTACCAAGAGCCATGCACGCTACGTAGAAGCATGCTTGATCCGCAGCGCTGGGAGCAATCCTCGCTGGACCCTGCCCAATACTAGAATGCCGTCCAACGATGCTGGGAAGTTACCGCTTCCTGATCGCGCGGCCATGGACGAATTTGTCGATCAGACAAAAACACTGGTCGGCGCTCTAGGCTGGGATGTGTTTCGCGAGATGCGTGGGCGTGCCCCGCAATTGACACCAATAGAAGAGAGCATGCCACAGCCTGAACCGAGCGAAAGCCCAAAGTTCTTTTTCCGTGGCGAAGGCTTTTCGGCAGAAATGGTGGTCGGCCCGTCCGGGGATTTCATCGTTCAAGCGGGGTCAAAAGCGCGGCTTCGAACCACATCCACAATCCCCAGAGGAACCACGACTTTGCGCTCCACCCTGCTTGAAAAGGGCGTGTTCCGTGAAGACGGGAAATTTCTCCTCTTTACCAGCAACTACAGCTTTTCATCGGTTTCAGCCGCCGCTGCAGCAGTGATCGGAGCAAGCGCGAACGGCCGAATTCTTTGGAAGCTGCCCGACGGATCAACCTATGCGGATTGGGAGTCGGGTCTGAGCGAAAACGACGCTGCTGAGCCAACCAAATAGGGTGGTTATGCATTCGAATCCGAAGCTCCCAATACCACGTTCGCCGTCAGGCACGTCAACGACAACACCATGATATAAATTCAGAAACTTGGTTTGTCGGCGTGGGATTGCTATTTGGAATTTACCTTTCCACGCGTAGGAAGCCCTATGGTGCCGACCAACTGCAGGCCCGCGCCTGATCTCGCATGACCGCGTAATCGCCCATCATCTCGACGACGGCCGATCCGTCCGGCAGAAGAGCGAGTTCCTCCGTCGCGCGGTTCCGAATTTCCCTACTGTATTCCACGACCGGCGGACATGCCGCCAAACCGTTCGCTTCAAAACCCGCCGTCGCGCAGCCGGTCAACCAGCTCGCCACGATCACGAGGACGGCGAACCGCCGCCTCCAGCATCCGGCGTTGGATTTCATTGGTCTTCTCCCTGATTTCAAGGCGTTCCACCAGGCGACCAACGCGCTCGCCGGAGCGCCGGATTGAGAGCAGGAACAGAATGATGGCGAGCGCGATTGCAACGTAGCGCATGGTGGCCCGCGCCCAGGCGCTTGCCCCGACCAGTCCCAGCACAGCCGCGATCATCTCTGCCCCCGTTTCCAGTCATCAAGGCGGGCGTAGATCGTGACCGCGATCCCCCCGAGAGCCACGGCGATGAACACCCAGCGCAACGTGTCCAGATACGGCACGAGCGGCAGGATGGCGCTCTGGGTCTCGGTCAGGACGCTCTGCGCCACCTCGACCCCGGCTGCGGCCAGCGTCGCCGCTCCGGCAGCCCCGCCGCCCCTCATGGTGCGGCTGTCGGCCAGTACTTCGCGCGCAGGCGGGGTTTCAGCCGCGAAAGCCGTCTCCCGGACCGGGAAGCGCTCGCCCCACTGACGCGCCGGGCCGAGGTCGACATGGATGAACCCCGAGCGCGGGTAGAAGCCGAAGCCGAGGAACCCGACCTCCCGCGCCGCGGCCTCGAACGCCACCGGGTCATGGTTCGACATGGCGATGTCGAAGGCCGCACCAGCCATGTGCTTCGAGCGTGTTGCCCCACCGACCGAACGGTTGTGTTCCGGGCTTCGATAGGCCGATCGGATGATCAGCGATTTGCCCAGCCGGTCGCGGAGCGCCTGCAGTTTATCAAGCGCGGGTTGGTTGATCAGCAGCTTGCCAGTGCCCCGGCAGGCAATTTCAGCGGGTGAGAAATTGGGCCAGCGCCAGGTGCCTCCCGGCACATCGCGCCAATGGTCGTAAAATGTCGTGGTCATGGTGTCCTCCAGAAACAAAAAGACCCGCCACAAGGGCGGGTGCGGGTTGGCAGGTGAACTGAGGCGGAGCGCTTTTACGGGCCGCCGCCGAAGATCTTCAGCTTCAGGGCGATCCCGGCGAGGAGCGCCAGCATCACACCAGTGGTGATCAGATGGACGGCCGTCTGAACGGCCGTGCGCCGCACGAAGCGGATGCAGTCGAGCAGTGAACGAAGATCGCGGATGTCGAGGGCGGCGTCCTTGCCATCGATCCCGGCGTCGGCCAGGGCGCGTTTGGCACCCGCTTCGGCGGCGCGCGTCAGCATCGCCTGGAATTCAATCTCGGACATGCGCATGTCGCCTTGGTCGGCGCGAGGCGGCGTCATGACGAGACAATCCCGACTTCCGTCGGCAGCGCAGCCGTGGTCCAGGGCGTGCTGTCGGCCGGGTTCACATCCCATGTCGAATAGACCGGCGACGGCAAATCGGCAGAGGGCGTACCGGGCGACGCGTCATAGTCCACCCCACCGATCCGCAGAAACCCAGCGATGCCGGTCGGCCCTGCCGTCCCGATCTGGGCCAGTTGCTTCACATGCACGCCCGCGATGGCCGAGGCACCGGCCGGACCTGTTGGCCCTGCCAGCGAAAATGACATGCGCTGACCGGCGATGTCGCTCGCCGCGCGGGTGGCGATGTCGCCGTCCTTCACGGCATCCACCCCGCCCGAGAAGGCATCATAGGTCGCGACCAGATCGGGCGTGCGCCGCGCAAAGCGTCGGCCAATCGTCGAAACGCCATCAAGCACCGCGATATGCGCGTAATAACAAATGGCGGGATTGTAGAAATCGAAGAGCCCGTAGTTCTTCCACACGCAGCGAACGGGTCGACCCTTGCCACCCGCGTTGGCTGCTGTTGCGCTGCTCTGCAGGACGCCATCGGCGTAGAACTCGATGGTGATGTCAGCGCCGACCGAGATCTTCACATCGACCCAATAAACCTGGCTTGTAGCGGCAGTGAATGACGAGGCACCATCGACGCTCGTATCACCCACCGCCATCGCGTGATATTTCTCATCGTCCCGCTCAGTTCGGACAATCGCAACAAGCGCATTTGCGGTGTCATAGAACTCCAGGAAGGTGCCGTCCGTGCCAATAATGTGGGCATTGACCGACGGTGCTTTGTATCGGAATCCAAGCCAAATATCACCGGCGGGCAAGGGCCAGGAAGCGGAAAACGGGACTGCGCTCGTCTCACCCGTGTTGATCCGAACGCAGTTCACGTCGAGATCGGCGTCGAACCCGGCGGCGTCAGCGCTGATGCGGCCCTCGACGCCCGCAAGGTCGGTGACCTGGTGTCCAAGATGGAGAATGTGGCTCATGGAAGTACCTCTATGTAGAGAGCGGCCTCGGCGGCCGTGAGACGGGACTGGCCGCCCCATTCGTTGAAGATGTCGATGTCCGGTATGGTGAGGCGCGCATCGCTGCCAAAGCCGATCCAGATGGCGGCGTCGGCGATGGTCTGTTGCACCGCCCCGCCGCGATCAAGGAATATCACTGTTTCGGCTACGGTCAGGCGCGCATCCGCCCCGATCTCGGTCCAGGCGGAGACCTCGGCGACCTTGATACCGTCGGGCATGAAGAGCCGGATCGACCGCGCCTGCCAGGCCTCATAGCTTATGGTCCCGGTCGTGCGCCGCGCCTGCACCCGGACCTCGAAATGTTTCGTGCCGGTGGGTGCTGCGAGGATCGGCACATCCTTCTTGGTCAGCGTGATGCTGTTGGCGGCGCCCACGTCTATCACGGCGGCGGGTGGCTCGATGGTTGTATCGGCATCGGGATCGACCCAGCGAATTTCGACCGCATAGGTGACACCCGGCTCTGGCCCGATGTCGGCCGCGTCATAGGCATCGAACACGCTGCTGGTCTGGGTGAGCCTGTCGCGATGGGACCAGGTCAAAAGGACCGGCCCGAGGTTCAGGACGTTCGGGTTCACGACCGAGACGCCATTGCCGCGCAGATCGCCGGCTGGCAGCGGCCGGATCGCGCGGCTGGCCAGCGTCACGACATCTTCGGGTGCCTGCGCGAGCGGCAGTGTCCCGAAACCCGTCTCGGGCAGCATCTTGATCGTGACCGTTTCTCCGGCCGCAAACCCCGCCTCGGACGCATTCGCAAGCTGCTGCCAACAGATGACCGGCGTGCCCGAGGGATGGGCCTGCGGCACCGTGTCGAGACAGCCGCGCCCGACGGTCAGCGTCGTGGCACTTACCCCGTCGATCCGGACCAACTCCTCGCCGATCGCGGCCAGCGTGCCGATGGCCACGTCCCCGAGCCCTGTCCAACTGCCAACCGTGAGGACGCGCTCGCCCGGATCGTCACTGACGTCGGACACAAGCAGCGTTGTCGGCACGAACTCAACCGCCTCTTCCAGCGTGTACCCTGCGCCGCTGTCGCTCCAGACCTGCGCGGAGAGCGCATCTGCCGAGGGACGTTCTCCCGCCGCAACGATCGCACCCACTCCCGGATCCTCATCCAGAAGCGCGTCCGCCTGCGCGTGCCCCAATTCCTGGACCAGCAACCAGTATGGCGCTTCCGCCACCCAACGGCGCGTTAGCGGCTTGGGCGGCAGGATCAGGCTGCCTGGATCGCCGCTTTCGCCGCCGACAAGGGCGGTCTCGCCAAGCGCGAAGACGTCCTCCGCGATCTTGAGGCGGACACCATTGGCGCGCCCGTCACCATGGTCGATCTCGACGATGCGGACCACGACGCCCTCGAGCCCGCGCCTTGGGTTTGACAACACGATTACGTCGCCCGGATCGAGCTCGGCACCGACACGGGAAACGGTGATCTCGCCTGATAGGATCGGTGCCGACAGCGCGCGCAAATCGCGTTCGGCGACCCGCACCGCAAGGGACTCGAAACGAATGCCTGGGTAATCGACCGTCGCGCTGACCACCTGGCCCAGGTCCTGGACGAGCGCGGTGTCGGTCACGCTGACCGATCCGGTCTGATCGGTGCGGGCGTCGGAGAACTTCGCCGTGACGCTGTTGACGAGATCAGCAGCCTCGCGGCGACCAAGTTCACCCCAGTCAACGACATTGGTCTCGTCGAAAATTGGCAGCGTCTCGGGATCATAATCAGCGCGGATCAGGCGCAATTCCCAGCGACCTGACCGGCGATCGACATAGAGATATGCGTCGATGTGCTTCAGCACGTCGGCGATGAAGTCCTCGATTGTCGACTCCCGCTGCCAGAGCAGCGACAACCCGAAGCCTTCGGAGAAGAGCGCATCGGCGGCGGTGGCAAAGCTGGGGCCAATATCGGCGAAAGTGTGCCCGAGGCCCCAGTCGCCGTTGGTCAGACTTTCCCGGATAATATGGGCCGGGTTCATGTCAGGGCCTTGCCCGAAGGCGGCGCGCAGCGAGGCCACCAGTGCATCAGGATCGCCGGGCGGCACGACGGGGACGCCATCGACCGGCGTGTTGTCGATCTGGGCCGTGGCGCTCGTATCCGAAAGTGCGATGTTGAAGGCGAAGACATCGACCTCCGAGATGCCAGAAAGCGTTGCGATGGCCGTCTGCAGGGTCGAGGCCGGGCTCGGTTCGCCGTCGGTGACAAAGATCAGGATCCGGCGTTTGCCACCCGAGCCGTTGAAAAACGCCCGCGCCTGGCTGACAGCGACGCCGAAATCCGTACCACCGCTGACGGAGCTTGAGAGCGCATCGACCCAGTCCTTGAGCTCGCCGTAGGCCGTGGCATCAGCATCGCGCCGCAGGATTGTGCCGGACACGGTGGAGTTCCAGGTGACGATCTGGACGTCGTTGGGCTCCAGGGCGTTCTCGCCGATCTCTTCGACCAGACGCGAGACAGCGGCGATTTGCGCCGCCATGCGCGATCCCGACATCGAGCCCGAAGCATCCATGGCGATGTAGATCGCGGCATCCCCGATACGCACTTCCGGTACGATCTGCGCCTTCTCGGGATACCATTGCTGGCCCCCATCCTCGGCCTTCAGGATCCGCGTCAGGCGCACCGACCACGGCTTGAGATACGGATTGAGGCCAAGAAACACCTGCCGCAGCACCAGCGAACAGATCCCGCGATAGCCCGGCACATCGGCATCGGCATTAGCAGCGAGATAGTCATTCTGCGCCTGGCTCGGCGCGCCCATCAGAACATCGATGTCGCCGACGATGCCGCCTTCGCGCTTCTCGCCGCCGAAGAGATCGGGCTTGTTGATCCGAATGCGCCCGCCTGCTGCGCCGCCGTTCAGGCTGGGTACGCTGGCCGCATCCGACACCGCCACCGATTGGGCTGTGAAGGCAGTGGCGGCGGGCTCGACGAGCCAGGTGGTGCTTCCGGTGCCTGCGTTGTAGCTCACCGCCTGAACAGTCACAGTGCGGATTGTGTTGTCCGTCAGAAGTTGCAGGTCATAGCTCTGGCCGAGCCGAATGCCCGCGAGCGTGCCGGGGAAACGGAGCTCGGCCACGCTGTCGCCTTCTGCCGCCGCGGAGGCGGACATACCGGTGACAGTGCCGTAACTCGCCAACGCGCCGACACCAGTTCCTTGCGATGTGCTCTGACCCGTTCCGATTGACCAGGCGATACGGTCATCGACCCGGATCTCACGGATAGCATCCACGGGCCCGTGACAGAGCGCCAGATGCGCCCCAAGCGAATAGCGGTAGCCGACGGTTTGCGACTTCGAACGACCGCCCATGTCTCAGGTCTCGCTCGCGGTGCGCGCGGCGCGTTTCTCTGCCTCCGCGATCACCCGGATTGCCAGAGCGTCGCCAGTCGCGGCCAGCACGTCGGCGGGCAGCCCATCTGCGAGGAAGGCCTGCCAGTCGAGGCCATGGCGGCGGAACCACGGCCGCGCGCCCTGAAAGCAAAGCCGGGACGCGCGCAGGTCCTGCACCGTGACGATAAGATCATCGCTCATTTCTTGCCGCCCTTCTTGCGGATCGGATCGACCTTGAGGTCCCCGGCCCAGACGACGTTCGGGCCGCGCAGCAACATGGTGCCGAAGACCACAGGGATCGGACGGCCTTCCTCGGCCGTCGGCAGGTCGAAATCATCAAGCCCGGCGGCTTTCGGGGCTTCGACCTTCGGCTTGGGCGACAGCGCATAGGAGATCGCCGTCAGCACGAGGCTGGCGACGATCTGGACGACGAAGTTCCAGACCATGGTGAGTTCTCAGATTTGAGTCAGACGATGCTGGTGCCGCCAAACGGATTGCGGCCGGGGATGTCGGGAAAGCCGCCAAAGTTCAGGAGATTGCCGAACTTGGCCTTGCAGGTGTCACGCCGCAGATCACAGCCGGGCGCGATCTCGACGAGCGCTAAGGCTTCGGGATCGTCAATGGCCGCCTCCAGATCGGGCATCCGGCCGGAAAGCGTCAGGGCATCCCCGACATGCCCGGAGATGAACCCCAGGATGCCCGCGTGGCGCAGCACACCACCCCGGAACCAGCCGTTTGGCAGCAATGCGGCCTCGGAGACTGTGATCGTCAGGCCTTGATGCGCACTGGCTGTGCCGCCGACGAAAAAACTCTCGATGTCGAGACGGCAACCTCGGGAATAGAGCGCATGACGGCAAAGCCGCTGGTATTTGGCGCGCACGCCCTCTCGGCGCATGGATGTGAAGAGAGATTCACAGCGTAGAGTTACCCGTCTGCCCTCAACCCGAGCCGAGACAATGCGACCTTTCCAATGCGCAACCACCTCGGCTGGCACCTGTTCGTGGCCGCGAAAGATGGTGAGGGTCGTGACTGCCCGACCGCGGGGCCCGAGATAGCGACGGGCGAAGGGATCGGAGAGCGGAAAGGAGACGCTGAGATCGACCCGTCGTGGATCGCTGCTCTGGACGACGGCCCCATGGCTGACGGGCGAAGGGTCCCAGATCAGATCCTCAGTCTCATCGGCAATCGCCCCCGCAGGCGAAGTCCAGATCGCCGTGCGGCTCGTAAACCGCCAAACCTGATCGCCTTCCGCGAAGAGATACAGGAAATACGGCCGCCCTTCGGCGGTGGAGGTTTCGGCAAGATCGTAGGTCATGCGGGTACAGTGGTCATACTGGGGTCTCGATCAGGCTGGCGGTGAACTCGGACCGATTGCCAAAATGCTCGATCTCGATCCGGTCGGTATCGAGCCGCACCTTCGTGAGCAGATGAATGGGCGTGGTGGCCGGAATGCTCTTTCCCGGCGCCGCGATGGTCAGCCGAATCCCGAGTGCGTCGTAGACGGCGTCGGTGATCTCGCGGAACACCGGGCCTGAGGCGACTTCGAACATCACGTGCCGTCCGATCCAGACGCTCGGATCAGAGGTTGCCGCGACGACAATTGAAGTGGCTGAGGACGTAACAGGTACTTGCAAGACCAGCTCCCGGCCCCAGGTCGGAAGCCAGAAGGCACGCTGGCGGCCGCGCAAGGTATGCAGCCAGCGGCGGCGCGTCCAGCGGGCCGCACCCCGGTCCATGAGTGTGATGGTCGACCGACGCTGGACATGAGTCAGCACCGGTTCGATCACGATGGGACCGAAGCCGTTGTCGATGTACTCGACGGATTGCGCGATGCTTTCGGCCAATGGCTGGCGGAGCACGGCCGGATCGGTCAGCACATCGAGCCCAAGATGGGTTGGATAGCTGCTTGCCGGTATTGCCGTTGCGTCCTGCAGCGTGAAACGCGACGAGACCGTCCCCAGTCCCTGGCGCCGCCGGTCGATCTCGATAGGCCGCGTCAGGGCCCCGATGCCAACCGGCGCCACAATCGGATGAGCAAGCGTCACGCCCACTGGCGCGGCCAACTCAAGCCGGTCAGGCAGAACCGCGCTGACCTCCACGAGGACTGCGTCCCCGCCATCAGCGGCGATGATGGCCTGTCCCGGTGCCTCAAAGGTTCCCTCGCTGGTATCTGCGAACACAGTCAGGTCGGCAGCATCGATCGGTGCCGTCGCCGGACGCGCCAGATGCCAGAGCGGCAAGGTCCAATCGTCGAGCGGCCCCGACCGGGCAAGTTCAGCGGCACGCGCGAGGCCTGTCCTATCAAGTAAATGCGTATAGGTCAGGATCGACCGCGGGTCGGTCCGCAGCGCGATCCTCTGCTCGGCCGCCTCGGTGATCAGCGTGTCGGTGTTCCATTCCAGCACTTCAGTGACCGGTTGGCGCACCGGGAATGGCCAGAGGTCAGGCATCTAGGCCTCCCCGGTTGCGCCGGATCACGTTGACGATGAGCCGCTCGCCCGCGGGCGTGGCCAAATAGTCGCCAACAATCGAAGGGTCCAGAACGTTGACGATGCGGGTTGCGGACTGAGAGCCCTGACCCTCACCGCTCGCCTCAACGCCAAGCCGACCTCCGCGGCCACGCCGGAGCGGCAGAATGGCCTCCGGGCCCGCTTCGCCCATCAGCCCGATGCCGCGGGCAAAGGGAAACACCGTCGGGCGTGAGACCACACCACCGCTGGCAAAGGCCGTGATCTCACCCGTCTGCCCAAAGGCACCGCCGCGAGCGAAGGTGCCACCAATCCCAAACAGACCGCCAAGCGCGCTGGTCAGCCAGCCAAAAAGGCCGCCACCCCCGCCGGTGCCCGCGCCGGAAAAGGCACGAAACAGCGCGTCCTCAATCGGTTTGAAGGCGTTATCGATCAGACGATTGGCCAGGTTCTGCGCGATCCCCGATATTGCGCTCGCGAAGGTTTGCCAGCTCAGTTCACCCGACTTCAGAGCCTCCTTGATCGGCCCTGTGATATCATCGGCCAGCCCTCGCGCGATTTCCTGAGTGCGTTCCACGGCAGCCCGAGCCGCGTCCCAGGACTGACGGGCAACATCGGCGGCGCTCTGGAGCGCCCCACCGGCACGACCGGCCGCATCCGCTGTTTCATCGAGGGTTGCGGCAGGTCCGCCGGTCTCGTCTTCTGCCAAGGCCGCATCAAAGCGATCCGCAGCCAGTGTCGCCCCGTCCAGGGACGTCTCTGCCTCAGTTCCGGCAGCACGCATCGCCGTTCGCAAAGCTTCAAGAGCTTCAAGCGGCTGCAGGGCACCGTCTGCGAGAGTGGCGGCAGTCTGCCTCCAGGCCTCGGCTGAGGCGGCTGCGTCACTGGCTGCGCCAGTAAGTCCCAGATCCGGAACAGCCAGCGGGTTGTCTGCGAACGCACCGGCAAAGGCATCCTGCGCGGCCGTGGCCGCCTGGGTCGCAGCACCCGCAAACCGGTTCTCAAGCTGCCCCAGATCGAGATCGGCGATCAGGCCGATCCGTCGCTCGACGCCAAGCGCTTCGAGCCCGGCATTCACGCCGCCGATGAAGCCATTGATCCGGGAGACGACACCGTTCAGCATCGCCTCGACGCCTTCGATCAGGCTGTTCGCCGCCTGAAACGCGAGATCGCCAATGGCGGCGGGCAAAAGCCCCCAGACAGCCTTGATCGCCTCGAACGCTCCCTCAAAACTGTTCACGGCGGCATTGGCAAAACCGACAACGCCCTCGAGCGCGGCCTGCATCGCGGTGGCCGAAGCTGCTTGAACGTCGGCGAAAGCCGCCATCGCAGAGGCTGCAAAACTGCCCGCTCCCGTCTTGATCCGCTCCCAGACCTCGCTCACGAGATTGCCCAACAGCGCCATAGCATTGCCAAAGCCACCGGCTCCGGAGACAAGCTGGCCGAACTGATAGATCAGTTCACCGGCACCGACGATGAGCGCCCCGATCCCGGTGCGGATCAATGCGCCGCGCATCACGACAAGTGCGGTTGCAAGGCCGCGTACGGAAATCGCCGCAGCTACCATTCCGGCCACCCAGCGGCCCGCCAGGAGGGCCGCGAACGTAGCGGCGTAGGTGGTCAGACGGCCGATGTTGTCGAAGAGACCCCGGATCGCGATCCCGAGCGGCCCGGTGCGACTGGCCACGGCCGCCATGGCATTTGCGACCGCTTCGAGCGCGGGAGCTGCGGCAACCGCTAACTGGTTCGACAACCCGCGCCAGACGAGACCAAGGCGCGAGATCGCATCATTGGTGCGTTCGATCTGGTCGGCATCCTGCTCGGAGACAACCACACCGAAGGCAAGAACGTCCTCGGTCGCCTGACGCAGTGTCGCGGTATCAATGCGCGACATCGCAATGGAGCCTTCTTCGCCAAAGAGCTGACCCGCGACAGCCGCGCGTTCGGCGACCGGCACGAACTCCTCGATGGCCGCGTTGATCGCGCCGACACGCTGATCCAGCGGCAGCGCTATAAGGTCGGTTGCAGATATTCCCAGCCGCTCCAGCGCGTCGGCAGCAGGGCCGGTTCCGGCCGCCGCCTGGCTGAGACGGCGTGTCAGGTCTTTCGTCGCTTGTTCGATCCCGGACATTGAGACACCGGCCAGTTCGCCAGCACGCTCGAGGGTCAGGATCGAGGCGACCGTGGTTCCGAGGGACTGGGCGAGCTTGGCCTGCGCGTCGACCGTCTGCAGCCCGGAGCGCACCATGGCCACGCCAGCAGCCGCAGCAGCGGCCACTGCAGCAGCAGCCGCCACGCGAACCCGCCGCGCGAAACCGGCGAGCCGGGCGTTGGCTGCCTCCATCTCCCGGCTGAGCCGCCCGAAGCCACGCGCCCCAGCTTCGCCGACACCTTCCAGCTCAGCGCGCACCTGCCGTCCGCCCACGGCCGCGAGGCGGACGCTGACCCTCTTCTCAGCCATCGGGGCGTTCCATCTGTTCGTTGAGTTTGGCGACCATCACCGCCTCGATGACGGGCAGCAGTTCGGCCATGGCGAGCGGCGGCACGCCGAGTGCGTCACCGAGCGCCAGCGCGGCGGACATGTCCCAGCCGATCACCGCGCCGGGCAGCACTCTGATCTGGCCTCCGAGCCGGCCGACGAGGTCCCAGACCTGCCAACCCTCCGGAGTTTCCGGACGGTTCAGCCGCGCCGGGCAGTCCGGGCAGGCTTGCGCACAGGCTTCGCAGTACCGCTCGCCCCCGCCGAAGGACCATTCGGCGAGAGCGCGGAGGCGTTTTTTTCCTGTTCCAGCAGCAGGCCCTTCGAGACGTAGGTCAGCTGGAAGGCCTCGAAGATCGGCCAGATGTCGAGCAGCGCGTCGATGGCGTCGGGGCTCGGGTCGATGGGCTGGCCGTCCGCATCGCCGATGCCCTCCCAGGCGAGCACCGCCCGCCGCGCGAGCGCCTTGGCGAACGCGACGGCGCGCTCCTCATCGGAGGCGTCCTCGGGCACCGCTTCGACGGCGGGGTCGCTGCGTGTCGCCACCATCAGCGCGGTGGTCAGCGGTCGCAACTGCACCCGGACGCCGGGCGCCAAGTCATGCCAGCGCGGCGCGTTCGTCAGATCAAGCGTCAGCATCAATAGGTCTCCACGTCGTTCACGAGGGTGGCGGTGCACATCCGGCCGACGACGCTGTCGCGCGCGGCCTGCCAGTCGAATGTCGCCTGAACGCCCTGCGGCCCGGAAATCTCGATCCGGGGGCGCGGGAGGTAGACGGCGTGCACGGTGAAGGTGAAGCTCTCGCCGGACGGCAGGACGTAGGCGAATTCCATCTCGCACGGATCGCCGTTGATCGCCTGCGTCACCAGCGTCTGGTCGGCGAAGCGGACCTCGATCCGGCCGGTGAGCGCCGCGATGGATGGGTCCGCGCCGTCGATGCGGCCGTCGCTCCGGATGGTCTCGATCCGGTCGAGGTTGTTGGCATAGGTGATCTCGGCGGAGACCACGTTGCCGAGCGCCGTGCCGTTGCGGGTGATTGCCCCGTTGAAATGACCGAACCGCTTCAGTTCCAGCGCGGCGGGCGTCCCGGCGCTGGTGGTCGTGCCGACCGTCTCGCCCTGCGCCACCAGCCGCGCCGTTGCGGTCAGGAGCCCGGAGCGCTGCATCTGCCAGCTGAGCTGGTCGAGCACGCAGCCCGAGTACATCGCATAGCGGGGCACCTCGGGCATGCCGGTCTCGATCGACATGCTGGGCAGCGTCCAGGACCCCGACTGGAACTCGTGGCTGTACGGGGCCTCCGCGCCACTGGTCGTGGGTGTCCCGAACGCGGCCTTCAGCCAGAAGCCGAAGGCCTCGGCGTCGAGCGGCACGACGACATCGCCATCGGCCGTCACCGCGTCCTTGATCGGTGCCAGCGGATCGCGGCCGTAACCCAGAAGCTCCGAGTTCAGCAGCGGCTGCTCCGCGCCGAGCGACGTGCTGGCGAAGGGCATGCGGGTGAAGCCGCTGGCGGGCGGCGTTCCATAGGTCGTCTCGAACGCAAGCGCCATCAGCGCCCGCGCCCCCTGGGCTCGTGCCATGGTGTTCTCCTGTGGTGAGTGAGGTCAGGCCAGCGGGTCGGCCGTGGAATAGTGCAGCACCACCGGGATGACGGCGGCCTTCAGGCTGGCCGCGCCCTCGACTGGCAGATCGACCGGGCGCGGGGCTTCCGCCTCGACCCAGTCGCAGAGCCCGCCGAGCGTGCGGTCGGCGGCGAGCGCCGCGCCGATGCTGGCGGTCAACGTGTCGAAGGCGGCGTCACGGGCTGCGCCCTGCACGACCGCCTCGATATCGACCCGGTGCTGGTAGTGGTAGGCGAGCGGCGACAGCGTCACCTCGGGCTCGCCCGGTTCGCCGTCGCGCAGGATCAGCAGGCCCTCGGCCGGCACACGCTCGGGCAGGACGTCACCGCGCAGGGCGGTCGAGGGCAGCGCCGAAAGCCGCGCGTGCAGTGCGGCGAGGATGGTTTCGCGTGGGGTGGGCATGGAGGGTCTCTTCGATGTCCGAAGCGCCCGAACATGGGCAGCTTGACCTTTGCAATTCTTGACAGTTTCAGAGCACTTCCGGTAACTGGACCCATGGGGATTGCGAGCTCCCCACGAGGCGCCAGCTGAAGATCGCGTTCCTGTTCAACCCCGGCGACGGAGGAACGCACATGCCTGCGCCCAATGCCATTTCGTTCGACAAGCTCACCCGCATCATCGGAACCCCCCGCGCACCGCTTTTGCTCGACGTGCGGTCCGAGGAAGATTTCGCCGCCGATCCACGATTGCTCCCAGGTTCTGTCCGGATCGACGACCAGGCGCTCGCCGCCCTCGCGCCTCAGCTCGGCGGCCAGCCGTCGATCGCCGTCTGTCAGGCCGGTCACCGGCGCAGTCAGGGCACCGCCGCCTGGCTTCGCGCCGAGGGCTGCGCCTCGGAGTATCTCGAGGGTGGGTTCGAGGCCTGGCGCTCCGCCGGACTGCCGCTGATCGATCCCGCGAAGTTGCCCGCGCGCGACGCGCAGGGGCGCACCATCTGGGTCACGCGCGCGCGCCCCAAGATCGACCGCATCGCGTGTCCCTGGCTGATCCGGCGCTTTCTCGATCCCCGCGCGATCATCCTGTTCGTGGCGCCCGCCGAGGTGGTGGGCGTGGCAGAACGTTACAACGCGTCGCCCTTCGACATCGAAGGCGTGTTCTGGAGCCACCGGGACGACCTCTGCACTTTCGACGTGATGCTGGCCGAGTTCGGCCTGAGCATTCCCGCGCTCGACCGGCTCGCGACAATCGTGCGCGGCGCCGATACAGCCCGCCTCGATCTCGCGCCAGAAGCGGCAGGTCTGCTGGCCGCATCGCTTGGTCTGTCACGTATGTATTCGGACGATCTGGAGCAGTTGGAGGCCGGAATGTTGCTCTACGACGCCTTCTATCGCTGGGCGCGGGACGCAACAGACGAGACACATAATTGGCCCACCAACAAGCCGAAGGCAGACTGATGCAGGACCGCACATATCCAACGTTGACCGAGGCTACCCGTATCTGGGCCCGCATCGGCCTCCTGAGCTTCGGCGGTCCCGCCGGGCAGATCGCGCTCATGCACCGCATTCTGGTCGAGGAACAGCGCTGGCTTGGCGAGAAGCGGTTCCTCCATGCGCTGAACTATTGCATGTTGTTACCAGGCCCGGAAGCAATGCAACTCGCGGTCTATATTGGCTGGCTGATGCACCGCACGCTTGGCGGCATCATCGCGGGCGTCCTGTTCGTGCTGCCCGGCATCGTGGCGATCATGGCACTTAGCTGGATTTATGCGCTCTACGGCAATGTCGGACCGGTCGAGGCGCTGTTCTTCGGGCTTAAGGCCGCTGTTCTGGCCATTGTGGTGCAGGCGGTTATTCGTATCGGCTCGCGGGCACTCAAAAACGGCGCAATGATCGGAATCGCCGCTGCCTCCTTCGTGGCGATCTTCGGTTTTGCGGTGCCGTTTCCGCTGATCATTCTGATTGCTGGTCTGATCGGGTTCTTCGGGGCGCGAGCAGGCCTGCCCGCTTTCAAAGGTGGTGGCGGACACGGCAAAGTGGGCACGGTCGAGGTCGATGATGCCGATACCCTGCTCGGCGAAGAGTCACCGGATCATACGAAGGTGAACCGGGGCTGGGCGTTTCGCATTTCTGGCGTTTTCCTTGCCCTCTGGCTTGCTCCAGTGGCGCTGCTCTTCGCCATACTGGGGCCAGAGAACGTCTTTTCTCAGATCGCGGGCTTTTTCAGCGTCATGGCTGTGGTCACTTTTGGCGGGGCGTATGCCGTATTGGCCTATGTCGCCCAAGAGGCGGTGCAGAATTACGGCTGGCTCGCTGCCGGTGAGATGCTGGACGGGCTCGGCATGGCAGAGACGACGCCGGGGCCGCTCATCATGGTGACCCAGTTCGTGGGCTTCATGGGTGCCTTCCGGGAGGCGAGTGGCCTGTCGCCCCTGATGGCTGCAACGCTCGGTGGGCTGCTGACGACATGGGTCACCTTCGTGCCTTGCTTCCTGTCGATCTTTCTCGGTGCTCCCTTCATCGAGCGTCTGCGCGATAACGCCGTCCTGACGGCGGCACTGACCGCCATCACCGCGGCCGTGGTGGGCGTCATCCTGAACCTCGCCGTCTGGTTCGGTCTGCATGTCGTCTTCGACGAGGTGCGGACCGTTACAGCGTACGGCCTCGATCTGGATGTGCCCGTCTGGTCGACGGTGAACCTCGCGGCTGCGGCACTGGTGCTTGCCGCGCTTGTGGCGGTGTTCCGCTTCAGGCTGGGCGCCGTGACGGTCCTTGCGGGCTGTGCGCTGGCCGGTGTCGCGCTGGCGTCTGTGGGCTTGACATGAAGCCGATCTTGTCATGGCGCGGATCAAATCTTCGCCTCCACCCAATTCGCCACGATCAGCCCCGGCACGCTGTCCAATGCCCGATCTGCATCCCGCGCGAGGTCCAGCCGCTTCGGCAGCTTGACCTGCGGCACCAACAGGAAGATTGGCGCGGTGACCTTGCCGCGTCCGGTCTTCGAGCGCGACACCACCGCCTGACCCTTCGTGTTCAGCCGTCCCTCGGCCACCAGCAGGCTCGGGCCGGTGCGGCGATAGACGAAGCGCAGGCGCAGGCCACGGCGACGTTCCCATTCGCCGGGCGTGATCCTGCCGCCGCGCAGGGATTTGCCTGCGGCGGGCAGAGGGATCGCCAGCCAGAAGCCGTCTTTGGAGCGGATCAGCGGGCCGGTGTCATGCGCGCCGACGATGACCGGGGCCTTCGACCAGACCAGCGCTGCCGCGTCCAGGCTTTCGCCCGACCTCGGGAAGTTCTGGCTCCGGATCGAATTGGCGAGCCGGGGGCCGAGCCCCGCGCCGGTGATCTGCAACCGCCACGCCGACTTCAACCCGGTGCCGGCCCCGCGCATGGCGGCGGTGACGGCGCGTTCGCCCGCCGCGACCTCGGCCGCCATCATCGCGACGATGTCGGGATCGATGTCGAGCTTCAGCTTCATTGCGGTCACGCCGGGCGCAGGTCGACGGTCCAGACCAGCCGCTCGCGGTCACGGACGGGCTCGCCCTGAATGAGGAAGGCGTCGCCGTCGATCTCGATGCGGTCGCCGGGGCGCGGGTTCGCCACCTCGGCGACGCAAAGGTCGATCCGGGTGGTTTCCGACCAGAGCCGCGCATCGCCGAAGTCGGTGACCGCGTCGGCGCGCCGGGCGACGGCGCGCACCAGCACGGGCGCGCCGCCGTCGGCGATGTAGACCGCGTCCCGGCCGATATTCGGATCGGCGAAGAGCGCGCCAAGCGCGGCGGCGAAGGCGCTCATCAGAACGCCGCGTTCAGGCGCACCCGGCCGATGGTGTCGCCCGCGCCGCTCGCCACCGCCGCGACGGCCACGCCGATGAGGGTGTTGTCGGTGGCGACCGTCGTGCAGCGCTTGTTGGTGTCGTCCCAAGAGACCCTGGCGCCGACGGTCCAGGCCTGGGAGCCGACCTTGGTGATGTCGAACACGCCGACGAGCGCGGTCTCGACGGGCTCGCCGAGGGCAGCGGCGCCTGCGGCGATGCCGAAGATGGAACCGACGAGCAGGCCATCGCCGGAGGCGACGGCATAGGGCGCGGTCAGGGTGATGGTGTTGCCGGGCTGGACGAAGTTTTTCATGATGGTGATCCTCTTGGAATGACGAAGGGCGGCCCGTCAGGACCGCCCGTTTGTCAGGGTTCGGGATGGGTGCGTTACGCGCCCGGGTTCTTGTAGAGGCCCCGCCAGTCGATGGCCTTGGCGCCGAAGTCGAGGCGGCACTTGATCTCGACGCCGTCGACGTCGAAGCCATTGCGCGTCTCGATGTAGGCGCCCTGCTGACCCTCGAGGTAGGCATACTCGATGGTGTCGATCTGGTTCGGCGAGGCCGCCAGATACCAGGCGGTCTCGCTGGCGGCGTCGAGCCGGGGCTCGCTAATCGGCGCGAGCGTGCGGATCGATTGCGGCACCACGCTGGACGTCGCAGCGGGCACGAGGTTCTGCGCGACCAGCTGCTCGGCCTTCAGCTCCAGCGAGGCGGGAACGATCAGAAAGGCGGGCCGGACGTTGAGCACCGTCTTTTTGTCGAGACCCGTCTGCTTGGCCATCGCGGCGCGAGCAGCGCCCACCGCTTCGACTGCCAGTGCCGCGCCAGTGCCCGCGAGGTTCTTGTGGGTGGTGTGAAACAGCGCGTTGCCGTCGGCCATCGCCGGGTTGGCGGTGATGATGCCCCAGACCACGTCAGACTCCAGCTGCGCGATGGAGTTGCCATACATCGCCGGGATCCGGGTGAAGGCGTCCAGATCGTCGTTGATCAGCGTCTGGCGGGTAATGGCGACCACCCGGCCATAGGTCTTGACTTTGTAGCTCTCCTTGCTCTCGCCGAGCGTCCCGCGCTTGAACTCGCCGCTCTCGCCGACCTCCAGAAGCTGCGGCGCTTCGCCAAGCTGCACCCGATGCATGGCCTTGAAGTCGGTGGCCAGCACCTGGCGGCAGAACAACATGAAGGTCCGGGGATAGGCGTCGTAGGCCTGCCGAAGGGTCTTGTTGGTCACGGCCGAGAGGATCTCGGGGAAGTCCGAGGTCGAGTGCAGGGCGCGCGTCGCCACCTCGTCGCGCGACAGGCCCCGCGTGTTGACCCCGGCATTGCCGAGGCTTTCGCGGGCCAGCTCCAGCAGCGTCATGCCGCGGTACTGGCGGGCGGCGTCCTCCAGCTGGAACAGCGTCGGGCTGTAGCGGTGCAGCAGCGCGTTCGCCACCGCGTCACGGCGGGTGATGCGCTCGTCGCGGCCGCCGAGCGGGACGGAGACATGGGGGAAGGTCCGGGTCTCGTCGGACTTGGCGGCGACCTGGTCGAGGATCAGGCGGCGGGACTCGTCGACGCTGACGCCGCGCTTGACCAGGTCCTCGGCGAAGCCGCGCTCGAGGTTCAGCCGCCCTGCGAGATCGTAGATGGTGGAGACGCGGTCGCGCTCGGCCTCGCGGGCGCGGGTGGCGACCGCCTCGGTGTCGGGCGCGGGAGTTGCCTGCGTCTTCGGCTGGCTGCGCGTCTCGCTGGCGGCGACCTTCGGGTCGGGCGCAGCCGGTTTCGGCTCGGTCATGGGGGTGTCCTCGGTTTCGACCGGCTCGGTCGGCTGGGTG